CATGAAGTTCGCCCAATCGGTAGCAGTGACGACCGTCCGGGTGGACAGGTACGGCTCCAGAATGCGGTTGACGATCTGCTTGGCGAAACCTTTCTCGTTCAGCGCCACAGCGTGATGGATCGCGTCCCGGCGCGCAGCATTCCAGATGGCACGGCCTTCTTCTTCGAGAGCGGCATCGGCGACGGTGAAGGCCTGCATCCCGGACTGGTGGAGGCCCCATTCCAGCGGCTCGACCAGTTCACGCTCGCACATTTCAACCAGCTTGGCGGTCGGGATCGCCCGGCTGGACGCGCCGTTCTTGCTGATGGCGCGGTGAGTGTTGAGTTCCGGCAGGATGTACCGGTGATAGTGGAGTTCCAGCGTGGTGATGCGGACACCATCTTCGCTGATGCTGTCGGCGAGGAGATTTGCTGCGATTTTCATTAGTTGAACCATTCCTTGGCGACCGTTGCGAGGTCTTGGTTGTTGATGAGGGCGTAGGCGAAGATGTCCGTGACCTGCTGGAGGTCGGAGAGACTGCCGAAGTTGAAGATCGTCGCGTCCACGATGATCTTTTCCATTTCGGTTTCGGATGGATGGGCGTCGGCCGCGATGGTCTGACCGGCGCGACGGACGCGGACCTTGGTGCCGCCTTCTTCATCGACGTAGTCGCCCTCGTGGAGGAAGCGCATGTCGGTGATGATCGCGTCATCGACCGAATCGACCTTCATCTTGGCGATGTCGGACCACAGCTTCGCGCCCATGAAATCGCGCCATTCGGTTCCCAGCTTCTGCATGGCGTAGCGGCAGGACTTCCCCTGCAAGGCAGGGATACCGATCTCCTTGCCATAGCCTTCCATGTAATATTCGATGTCCTTGTCGCTCATCCCGGCCGACTGGAGGAGCAGGCGCATCATGCCTTTGAGCGTCCCGGCGAAAGCGACGGGTTCGAAGTCGTATTTGTCCCGGATGAATTGGGCGACGGTATCCTTGCCGGATCGCTTCTGCCCTGTCATTGCGATGATCATGTCAAGCCTTTCTTTACACTACGAGCGTGAGTTTGTTCGCGGCGCGGGTCACGGCAGTGTAGAGCCAGCGATCAGCGTCCTTCCGGAACACATTACTTTCATCGTGGACGACGCATTCGTCCCACTGTGATCCCTGCGCCTTGTGGCAGGTGATCGCATAACCATAATCCAGTTCATGGATGCGTTCGTCCTGCTTGGCGCGCCATACGTCACGCTTCTGCGCGGATGCCGAATTCTTCCCCATGTAATGCTCTTCGAGCGTCGCTTGCAGGCATTTCAGGGTGTACTCGTTACCGTCTTCATCCTTCACGTCGGCGACATAGGAAACCCGGCCGGAGGTCAGTTCACCGACGCTCTTGGTCATCATGACCGGCGAGCCGTTTACAAGGTTCCCGTAGAGGCGTGAATTGCGGTTGATCATCATCAACTCGCCTTCTGCCGGACCATCGGCATTCAGGCCGCACATCTTCCGCAATTTGCGAGTGATCTGCCAACGCTTCTCGTGACGGCCGACAATGATCTGTGCATCGAGATCGAGGTCGAATGTCACGTCGTCGTCATCGCGGTCGATCACACGCAACTGACCGTCACCATGCACGCCCATGGGGACCTGCCTGCCTTCGCGGATCAGCATCGACGCCCAGATGATCGGGTTGTCGAGCGCCTGCCGGTGGATTTCGGTCAGCGCGGCATCGGATGTGCGGTTACAGAATCCGGGACCGGCCAGACTGATCGGTGGAAGCTGGCCGGGATCGCCGATTGCGAGGATCGGAACACCGAAATAGCGCAGGTCTTCCGCCATGTCCTTATCCACCATCGAACACTCATCCACGACGATCAGGCTGGCGGAATCGGCAGAGCTATCGAGGTTCAATTGGAACTTCGGCGCGTTCTCGTCGTAGGACCGTTCAAGGTTCTTCTCCAGCTTCTTGACCTTCTGTTTGGCCTCGAAGATGGCGATCTTGTTTCCGGCATCACAGGCCATCTTGTATTCACGCTGTGCTGCGAAAAGCTCCTGCTCGATCTGATAGGCTTCCAGCGCCTTCGGACGATAGATCGCCTTATGGATCGTCGTCGCCGTGGTCATGATCCCTTCGGCCCGCAGCTTCTTGGTCATGACCTTCGAGGACTTGCCGGTCGGACCACAGAAGATGATCTGGTTCGGTGCCAGTCCAGTCGCCTCGACAAGGAACGGCAGAACGGTGGACTTCCCGGTACCGGCGAACCCTTCAAGCAGGAAGTCCGGCGCGCGATCGTATCCCCGGCTGTATTTAGGGACTTCGACAAACTCACTGGCTTCCGGGTCCCACTGGCTGTCAATATGTGAGAACTCACGCGGATTGAGGGCGTGGTACCACTGCTTGAAGGCAATGATGGCGACATCCTGCTGTGGTGAAAGGGTAATGCTCACGTGTCGGCCTTTCTGGCTTCTTCGAACGACATTTCATCAACGATGGTCACCAGCGCGTGCGTCTCGATCCACGCCCGCGCACCACAGGAAAGGGTGCGCCCGTCGTAGACCAGTCGGCTGGGTCCATGGATGATGACTTCTCGTCCATATCTCGGCTTGTTTCGCCCGATCTTCACCGTGTAGACCGGGCGGTTGCCGCCATCCTTGGCGTTCGCCGCAATGAAATGACGATTCACATGGATGACGGCTTTTGCCATTAGTCTTTCCGCCCTTCCGGATGGAAATCGATGGCGACCGGCGCGCGCAGCTTGCCATCCGGAGTCCGTTGCTTCATGGCGCGGATGGTGACCCAGCCCTGCTCGTAATATTCCTTGTTTTCGAGCAGTTCCTTGGCCTTCTCCATGTTGCCCCGGATACCGGCTTCATTCTCCCGGCCGTCCTCCAGCGCGAACACGACACGCTTGGCGTAACCCTTCCAATTGCCGTTGCCTTCTTCGATCCGCAGCAGCTTGAATTCCTGCGTGAAGAAGTCCTTCCGCTTGAGCAACGCCGCCGAACGGGTGTGCTCATATGGCGCGTCGATGATGCGGACCATCTGGCCCTCATAACCTTCAAGCAGCCAGTTTTCGAGGAGCCGATCGAGCTCTTCCTGCGAATGGATGATCCAAGTCGGAACGACACGGACGGACGGACAGTGAAAGCGATCGAACAGATCGACCAAGAAGTCGTTGCGGTGCTCGGTGGACAGGCCGGTGTCCACGATATCGTAGACGTGGTACTGGATGAGCGACTGCTGGATGGCAAGCAATTCGGCGCGCTGCTCTTCTTCGGAAACGCCCGCCTTGAGACGTTTCTTGTCCACCTTGAAACCCTTGCGGATGACGCTGGTCAAGGTGTTGAAGTCGTCCTTGAATTCATGGTTGTAGAGTTCCCCGTCGATCTCCAGATCAGGAAATTCGGCGAACACCGGCTCCAGTTCTTCGAGGATATGGCTGACGGAATTGATCGGCTGACCCTGCCGGGAATTCGCACCAGTCTCCGCCGTCAACGAGCGGATGCCGTCAAGTTTCGGCTGTGCAAAGACCGGGAAGGTCAGGGGCTTCTTGAGCTTGTCGTATTCGCGGGCAAGCATCGGCTGGGTGAAAATACCACCGGCTTCGAGCTCGGCGACGGTGCGCCGGTATTTGCGATCGAGCTTCTTCTTTTCTTCGGCCGCAGCCTCGAAAATTGCCTGCTCTTCGGCCGTGTCCTTGGACTTCGGAACGCAATGCGTCCAACCGGAAGCCGTCTCGGCACCGCCAACCTGTCCGGAAATGCCGCGCCAAGTCGAACCTTCGACCTCGTACTGCCAGAACCGGAGGACACCCTTGCTGTCATGGGCGAAAATGCGTTCGGAAATCATCGGGAATCCTAGAGGGTTTTGCAGGAGGACTGCATGTCTGACGGGATGACATGCCACCGTACCTCATTGAGTTTTGCGAGTTCTTCGCGGGCGATCTTCTCAGCGATCCGGCAGACCTCCATTGAAGGAGTCATCTGCTGGGACACCGAAGGCGTCCCCGACTGGTTAGAGTCGAGGAACACAATCAGGGTGAGGATCACCATTAGGCGACGAATTCCTTCGCCTTGGCGCGGACGCGGGTGGCGCGTTCGATCTTGGCGGACTTCTCAGCCGCCTCGGCCTTGGCACGTTCGACCTGCGCTTCGAGAGCGGCGACCTTGGCCTGCTCGGCAGCTTCGAAAGCTTCGAGCTCGGCGTCGAGCTTCGTCAGGGTGGAGAGGATGGCATCAAGGCTTTTGCCGCCAAGGCCGAAGAGGGAGAGGATGCGTGTCACGATGTTCATGTCTGTGTCCTTTGTCGGATTTTCGGGGATTGCGGAGCCCGGCGAACCGGGCTCCAGTCGGGATCAGAACGACCGGCGACGCGTGCGGGGAGCGGCCGGGGCGGGCTTGTCTTCCGAGACCTGCGCAGCCTGCAACGGAGCTTCATCAGCACCATCTTCGGCGGAACCGTCTTCCTCGGAAGCATCTTCGTCACCAGCTTCTTCGGCTTCCATGGCTGCAAGCTGTGCAGCCAGTTCGGCCTTCTTCTTGGCGAGGGCAGCAGCCTTCGGATCGACAGCCGGAGCGGCAGCGGCATTCGCCTTCGCAGCCTTCGCAGCCTTGGCGGCGGCGACAGCGGCGAGCATTTCCGCGATTTCCGGGTCTTCCTCTTCGACCGTTTCCGGTGCCGGAGCAGCAGCGACCTTGGCCGCAGCAGTCTTCTTCGGCTTGGTCGTCGCCGCAGGCTTGTCAGCAGCCTTCGGTGCCTCGATCAGGTTGTCGTTGGTCTCGCCTTCTTCAACCTTGGCGTCGTCGCCGTACTGCGCCAGAAGCGTTTCTTCATCAATCCAGTCAACGATCTTGAAGGTCGGGAAATACTTCTTCCCGTGCTTCTTTTCCTTCGGCATGTAGTCGCCCTTGCCGAACTCAACGATCGGTACGCAACCCGGATGCGACTTGTATTCGCGGCCGAACTGTTTCACGAGATCGCCCAGCGGACGCATCGCCGACTTGGTGGAGGTCTTGTAGGTGATCTCCGCGCCGTCGTGATCTTCGCCCAGAAGGCGGAATTCGATCGCGAACTGCTCGGACCAGCCGTCCTGCGTGCCGTCGTCGTACTTCTTGTACGGACCGTGGTCGGTCAGGGTGTGCGCCTGTGGCGGCGGACCCTGCATCAGGGGCACCATGATCTCTTCGGCGACTTCCGATTCGACCCAGCAGATATGACCACGGCGCGCGCCGTAGACGTTCGCTGCCATGCGCTCGCCTTTTTCAACCTCGACGGCCTGTGCGCCGTAGGTGAATTCGCCGGAATTACCGTTGAACTTGGCATAGAGCGCCGCAGCGCCTGCCATGTCCTGACCGGCCTGTGCGAAGGGATCGTAAGCCGATTCCTGTGCCAGTTCCGTCCGGCTCCGTGTTGCTACTTCATTTGCCATTTTTGCTCCTTTAGCGTTGGCATTGGCTTGCGAGCCGGAGGCCCGTCAAGATTTACTTGACAGAAGAATTAAACGTCTTCTTCCGTCATGTCGGTGAACGTGACCCGGAGGATTTCGTAGGGGTTCCCCGCAGTCATGTATGGTTCGATATCGATGCCGTCATCGATCAGCGCCTGCTTGCTCAAGGTCTTGCGGCCCGACGCCATGGAATAGGAGATCGACCAGCCGTTTTCCTTATCCTTGGCCTTCGAGGTGTTGTGATCGCGGAGAATTTCCTTGATCTGCTCGTTGATAAGCTGGACCTCTTGTTTCGCTGCCTTCTCCTTTTTCGACGCCACACGACGGCGGGCGATCAGGTCGGCATTAAGCTCGGACAGCATGTCCGGGTTTTCCTCGCCACCCTTGGTCGGCTTGGCTGGCATGGATTTCTGAACGTCCGTCAGGCAGGTGCCTTGGAACGGACAGTATTGGCAGGTGCCATCGATCACGCCTTCGCGATAGAGCTTGGTCGGATCGGTCGTCTTGAAGATCAGTCGGGCGCGGTCCTGTGCGATCTTGAACTTCTTCTCATCGAACCGGACGATGAACACGTCGATGTCATCAAGGAAGGAGGCGTTGATGTAGAGGATCACGGCGAAGTTGGGCTTGAAGGCCGTGTTCTCGCGCATGAGACCCATCTGAATCTGGACCTGTCCGTGGTGGATCGACTTTTCTTCCGAGATATCGACGCGCGGATCGATCGACTTGACTTCGAGCATGAAGCAGTCGGTTCCCAAATCGGGAACCCCGTACTTCGCCAGCGCATTGCGCGCCACGCCCCGGATCAAACCGTCCGGCGTCACCGACAGTCCGCCCGGCTCTTCGCCGATGATGTTGCCGTCACCATCCAGAACATCGACCATGGTTTCCCGGTCGAAGAGCGTGATCTGGGTATCGCCAGCCATCATCAGTTCGAAGTTGAAATTCTTCGCCGCCCATTCCATCGCCGGAACGACCAGATGGTTTTCGATGATGTCACCGCGCCGCAGAGCGCCCCACGATTCCTCGTAGTCAGCGTCATAAGGCGTGCCGTTGCGCTTGTACCAAGCCTTGCGGAGACAGCCGAACGCCTCGGAACCGCCAAGGGTCTTCTTACGGTCGTGTCCCCACGCTTTCTGCGTGTCCTCGACCCAGCCGTTGAACATCTTCTTGAAGTCCAGCGGTTCTGCTTTATTGATGGTTGCCATGACGGGTTCTCCTTGACCGATTAGACGGTCTGTGCTGCGAGACCGGCTTCAAATCCAAGGGCGTAAGCGCGCTGCAACAGAGCAAGAGACGCGCTCTCGATCGTCGCTGCGACGTTCTGCTCGTGCTCATCTTTGAGCGCCGACAATGTGGGGGTTTTTACAAGCGAAGCGCGGAAGGCGCGCTCGGCAATGGTTGCCGTTTCGGTGGTCATAGCTCTTCTCTCTTATCTCTTAACTCTTATCGGTGGCGGGGCTTTCACCCGCCCGCTGTTATCAGGCTTCGGTCGGGATCGTGATCAATCCCTTGTTCTCCATTTCGATGAGAACGCGGGCGGTCGCCCGGCAGTCAACGATGGCGGAGTGAGCGTTTTCGAGTCCTTCGTTGAAGAAGAACTCCATGCACTCGATCAGCTTCGGCCACTTGTAGTCGGCGTCGTGAAGCGGGCGACGGCCCTTCTTCTTGACGATCGGCGTAGCGGCTTTCATGGTGCAGAACATCGCCTTGCCCTCGAAGGGGTTAACGACTTCCTCGCCATTTGCGAGATTGACCATCGCAACGGCACGTTCCATGACGACCTTGTCGAATGCGACGTTGTGGCAAACAACCACGTCGGCGACTTCAACCAGTTCGATGAACGCGTTGACGGCGGTGTCGAGATTGACACCGACGCGCTCGGCAATACCCTGCGAAACACCGTGAACCAGTGCCGCTTCCTGTGGAATCTGCCAGTTGGCCGGATAAACGATCAGGTCGATCGCTGCATATTCGCGGCCGGTGGTCAGATCGACCAGCAGCGCGCCAAGCTGCACGAGGTTCGGCTGTGAAGGAGAAACGGACGGTTCCTTGAACTTCACGAAACCCGTGGTTTCGGTATCGAAAACTAGCGCCAGAAGCATGTCGGGGAATTCCTTTCGAGTGATATGGTGTTTAGTTTATCTTGACGGCCTTGTCAAGAAAAATTAACCATATTTGTTAACGATCGGACGACGGAATGACGACCGGGTTTCCAGTGTTCGGCCAGACGGCGACGGCGATGTCATCCCAAATCTGGATGCAGTGATAATCCTTCTCGTTGGTGACCTTCAACGGCGGAATGCCGACAGATTCGAGCTTCGCGTGGATCGCTTCCACGACCAGCGCGCGGGCTTCCTTGCCATCGGCCGTGTCCAGATCGAAGCCGGAAACGCGGGCGGTGAAGATGCGGACTTCCTGTCCGTTCATCAACCAATTCTTGACACGGTTGACCATAGCCCACAGCGGCTCACCGATTTCAAGCGGGTTGTAGCCCTGTGGATTGGTGTGATATTCGAACATCGTGCGATCGAGATCGACGCCGATCCAGCCATATTTACTCATGATTATCTCCGTAGCGTTTTGCGATCTCTTCAATGATGAGATCGGCATGACAGGGTTTTGGCCAGCACCAGCAAGAGAGGTCCCGGCCTACGAGTTCTTCGAGGTCAAGGTTCGGGAGAACCTCGCACTTGAATTTTGAGAGAACGTCGGCACGTGAGCCATGCGTACCCATGATGAAGGGGTTTCCCCAAGGCGATCCCCGGCCGACATAGACGGCGCGCGCCGGGGACCATTTTGACCGGTTGTAAACGATCGGCATCAGTTCCAGATCAATCCGGCCGGAACGAGACAATTGACATCGAACACGACTTCCACCAGCGTGTCAGGCAGCGATCCGCGATCGCAAATCCACTGATGATCGGCTTCGAGTTCGACCCAATAACTGACTTTGTTGGTCGTAAACTCGTCCAATGCCTCCATCAGTTGGAAGAAAGGGATCGAGTGACCTTCGGCACGTAGACGACCGTCGATATAAATACCGGACCAATCGTCGGCGGTAACTTTGATGACTTGGTTTTTCGTGGCCATTAGAGACATATCCAGAGTACGAGGTTGATAATTATGAGGAACGCCGCAGCCTCCCAGAGAAGTTTTGCGGCGGCGGCGCGCTCGGCATCAAGACGACCTTCCGCCTCTTTCCATTGCCGCATCGCTTCTTCAAGACCGTATTTCTGCTCGGTGCTTTTGAAGGCTTCGTAGAGGTCTGGCATCTTCTCGCTCACATGAGTCCCCAATCTTCTGCACTCACCCCGCGCACTGGTGAAGGAAACGGTTTGAAAGAACCGCTGTAACCGATGCGCGAATACACCTCAGAGAGTACGATCGACACGTCGTTCGCCTCGGAAATGACACGCTCCTCGGCCGTCTCGCCGGTACGTGGATGGATCGAGCCGACGCCAAACCGACGCCGCTTGACGATCGCGTGGATGAGTTCAGAGCACTCTTCCTCCAGACGATCGAGCAGGTCTTCTGCACTCAACCCGGTCAGAGGATATTTCACGATGTCCATTTCTATCTCCCACCGATAAGGTGAACACAGTAAGCCCACGAACGATCGACGCGGCATTCAGTCCAGACGGATGCCTTCATCCAGATAATCCCGGCAAACATCAAAGCCGGGATCACGGCAAAGGCGAGGGCGACGAGGTTGGCTCTACGATGCATCGACCACCCTCTCGTCGGTTGCACGCACGTAGGTCGTGCTGATCCTCTGACCGTCACGGATGACCGAGAACATTTCAGAGATCGAGTAGTCGATGTCGTCCGCTTCTTCGAGATCAAGAAAATGTTCTTCCTTGGTATCATCCTCGATCATCGCGTCGGCGATTTCCTCGGCATGTTCCTTGGAATCCGCCTCGATGTAATCGGTTCGTCGGCCGGTGATCCGGTACTCGATAAGAAATTTCGGCACGGCGATCTCCTAGAGCAGAAGCGTGACGGTGAAGACACCTTCATCGGGCGTTTCGATCTTGACGACGCCAGACTCCGCCAGCACGTCGAATGCTTTCATCCGCGCAGCATTTTTACCGGATTTACGGACGATGATCCGCTTGTCAGCCCGGCCAGCCAGCGCCTTGAGATCGTCACCAACGTTGGAGAGAAGCTGGTAAGTTTTGTCGTTCATGTTCATTTCCTTTAGTGGGTAGCCGCCCACGTGCGGCCGACCTTGGCATCCGCCTCGATCGGTACTCGATAATTGAAATGCATTCCGGCATCGACAGCAGCCTTCTTGCAAAGCTGCGCTGCGTGGATCGCGATTTCCTCGGTCCGGCACGGACACTGGATTTCATCGTGAATCCAAAGTCCCGGTGTGAAGTCACCATCCCAGCCCATACGATAACCAGCCTCCTCCATGTACTGGTAGAAAAGGACGACCCATTTCTTCGCCAGCAAGGCACCATCTGACTGGAGTTGCAGGTTGAGTGCAGAGTGTGCAGACTTCACCCACAGCTTGCGACCGTCGAGACCGATCAGGTAGCCGCGACGGGCTTCCTTGGCTATCCGCTTGACCAGTTGCCGGTAGGCCGGAAGACCTTCCTGAAACTTCGCCTTGAGCTCCCGGCCACGCGCCTTCATGATGTTGACGGCGGTGTTCGGCATACAGACGATCGACCCGATCTTTTCATCACCCGCGCCGTAGAGAGTCGCATAAATAAAGGTCTTCGCGTTGTCGCGGGAGTTCAGGCCAGCGGCGTTCTGGTTGACGGTATGAACGTCACCGTTGATGACGATGTCGGCGTAGGCTCCACCATCGTATTCTGCAAGGTGATGTCCGAAGCAGCGCAGTTCGACGCCCTTCAAGTCACAGCCCATCAACCACCACTGGTGACCGTCGATCGTCGGCGCGCCAAACAGGTTACGCGAATTCCAGCCGTAGTCGCCCGGACGGCCCTTGAGCAGGACGTTCTTCTTCGGTTTGCCTTCGCTGTCGAAGCAGTCGGCCAGCGGCACACCGTTGATCATGACGACCGGGTTGAACTCCCCGGTCTCCTTGTCCATCACGTCAACGACCTTGACCTTCGGGACCTGCGCAATGTTCGGGTTCGAGTGCGACGCGCGGCCGGAGCGCGTGCCACCGGCATTGCATCGACCATGAATGAATCCGGCCGCATCGACCAGCTTCAACCACGCATTATTGCCCCATGCGACCTGACCCAAAATCTTCGAGTAGAAGAACAGTTCGGCCAGCGTCTCGCAAATCTTCCAGTGCTTCGACAGACCGCGCAGCACTTCATCGTTGACTTCCGGCGTGCCCTTTTCAGTGAAATCGACCGGCTCCCAGCCGTAGACGAATTTCAAGCGATCGATGATCTGGACGCGGCTGTTCGGATTGAACTCCTTGATCTCGACCTTGCAGTAAGGCGCATCCGACGAGAAGCGCGTGATCACGCCAGCAGTTGGACCTTCCTTGGTCTTGACGTTGCGGGTTTCACGCTTCTCGACCGAGACCTCACCCCAGATCGAGCGAGTGTCATCCTCACCGAACTCTTCGCGCGGCTCGCCCTTGTACTTCTTCGACGGAACCCACCAGCGACCGAAATGGGCGATGGCGATCTCGGTCAGTTTGTCGTATTCCGTTTCGAGCTCGTCGGCCATTTCCTGCGCGGCGGCGCGGTTGAACCAGAAGCCATACTGCTCCTGCAACGACATGAGTTCGGTGATCTGGTGTTCGAGAACAACCGCCTCTTCGGACCATTCCACGGCACGGATTTTCCGTAGCAAGCGGCTGGTGACTTCAACGTCGTCCTCGCAATAGGGGACGCCCTTCTCCATGTCGAAGTCTTTCCACGGGTCGCGGCCCATGGCTTTCATTTCCTTGGCATAGTCACCCTTGTAATGTCCAAGGCGCTGGCCCCAAGCCTCCAGACCGTGACGACCGATCAGCTTGCCTTCCAATGTACCGCGCCGATGGCGGTCGTAGTCCTTGTCCTTCTCATTGGCGAAGATCATCTGCGACAGGACTTGCGTGTCCCGGATGATCTGGCCTTCCTTCGGGCGGAAGTCGTCGTAGAGCTTGTCGATGACAGGGAGGTCGTATCCGAGAATATTCTGGCCGATCAGCACGTCAGCTTCTTCGAGGACACCAACGGCATCATCGATCTCGTCGCCAGTATAGGAATAGGTCGGACCCTCCACGTCGTCTTCGATGACCCGCAAGCAGATGCACCAAATCTTCGTGACTTCGGGGAGAAGTCCGTCTGTTTCCAAGTCGAAGATGACTTCCCGATGGCTCATTTTGGACGCATTCCATAATTGATGGTAGGATCGGTTGCAAACGGGCTCCAGATGTACCACGCATAGTTGTGGCGCGGAGACCCTGTGCTTCCCGGAATCCAGCGCGGACGCCAGTTGAGGACGAGCTTCCCGAAATAGTAGGGATTGTCCTCAAAGAACTTCCGACGAGAGATCGCGCAATCGACTTCGTTACGCATCAGCATCGCCCCGGTGACGCCGTCGTTGTGGACGAGGTCCATGATGCGATCCATGAACAGATCGATGTACGGCATGGCGTAGGGTGGATTGGTGATCACCAGCGGCCGGACCGGAAGATCGC